TGTATATTCTGGAGTTATTTTTTCTTTTTGGAAAATAAATAAAAAATAGTATCAATCAATAAAGAAAATGAATCAAACTCATATTTTTTCAATTAAAATATTTTTTTGTTTTAAAAAATAAGGTACAAGATCATCATTTTTATAATCATCAATATATTTAATTTCTTTCACTCCTGAAGCAATTAATAAACGTGTACAAATTAAACATGGGTAATGTGTTATATAAGCAATACAATCATTAGATGAAACACCTCGCTTAGCACAATCACATAATGCATTTTGTTCTGCGTGAATGGTAGCTTGTTCATGTCCATCTCGAACAATACTTTTATGATCACACCCCGGTAGAAATCCATTATATCCTTGACTAACTATACGATTATCATTTACTAATAAACAACCTACCTTTAATCGATTACAAGGTGATCGCTTAGAGGTGACTTGGACAATTTCTTTAAAATAACTATTCCAATCTGGACGATCCGAAGAGTTCATGGAATTAAATAGACTTATTTTATTATATTTATTATATTTATTATAATTAAATAGAAAGTATATTTTAAATAATAGGTAAAAAAAATAATTAATCAAATTGGATATAGTATAAATATTCAGATTTTTTAAATTCAGAACTATAAATCCATGTTTCTAATTCTGATTCTGATACTAATTGATAGTTTCTTAATATATCTTTATTAAACTGGATTCCTTCTTTTAACCACTGTATATCTAGATCTTTTGGTTTCTCCTTGATTAATAAATTTTTAAATGAATATTGTGATTCTTTAAATTCATTATCAAACGCAATCAATACTGGAAAAGTAATGGATTCTTTAATTTTAGGATGAACATATTCGGATAACTCTTTATGTTTAAGCATGGGTAATAATATATTTTTTAATAAATCTTCAAAAGCACATAATAAATTATGTATATTTTCAAATATTTTATGATTATGTTCATTATTTACTGTTAAAAATAAATGCATTAATGGAACATGAAATATAGTTTCTTCAAAGCAATTATAAGTAGAAATCCAAGAATAATTTTCGGGCAATAAATATTCGTATATTTTATTTTCTTGTTTATTTAATAGTTGCCGACTAATAAAAAGATATTTATTTGATTTTTGATCTTGTGCAATATGACAAAGAAAATTACTTTCTTCATTATTTATTATATCTTGAGAACAACATGAAATCTTTATAAATGGATGTTCTTGATGTTCATGTTGATATTTATTTATCAATGTAAATGTACCCTGATTTTTTAATTGATCACTATCTTTTTTTGATGTATCGATAGATGATTCTCTTATAATATTCTGAATAGACTGAGAGGGTAAAGTAAAGGTAGGTTGTTGCTGGGAAAAATTATGTAAGGATGATGAGTTCGTTTGATTTAATGTATTATTTGAAGATGGAAAGGAAAAATTATTTATATTATTTTGATTTGACGTATTTGAAATATTTGATCCATTATTAAATGGAAAGCTAGTATTTTGCATATTAGATGTTGTTGGCGGAAAACTAAATTTTAAAGTTTGATTAGATAGCGGCATTGAATAGTGAATTGTACCATTATTATTTGAATTTTCTGTATTCAAATTTTCTGTATTCATATTGGTGTTCCATGCTGGTATAGATGAAGTTGGTGGAAAAGAAACAGTAGACGAAGACATAGAGTTATTTGTTTCCTCTTTTTTTGTAGAAATCTTTTCTATTATTTCTTTGGATTTTAATTGTTTTTTCTGAATCGGGGTTTCTAAATAAGTTAAGACTTGTTGTATAAAAAAAGGAATATCTTTATGTGAATAAAATCCACATAATGCTTCTAATTTTCGTTGATTGAGGGATATATTTTGTTCGTTCATTATATTTAATTTATGTAATAGTAAATCAATATTTTTAAATACTAAAGATAAATTTTTTAAGTTCATGATTTTAGTTTCATTTTTTAAATTTTTTATAATAAAAATATTACTATAAAAGGTAAAAATAATAAAAATATAAAAAAAATGACATTTGGTGATGGTGGTAATAAAGCATTAGCATGCCTAGGCTTGAAAAATAAAATACAAACCTGAAGTTATTTATGAATCAATATATAAATAACCAATAAAATAATTTTGATTTCTAGAATATTAAGAATAATACCATAGAATTATAATATATATTTGTATATATTATAAAAATATATTTTTTATATATATTCTTTTACTATTCTTTTACATTTCTTTTACTATTTAGATTATTCATTTATAGATGATATCATTTATTTTCCAATGATTTAAAGAGAACAAACTATAAATAAGGTATAGTCACTAAATTTCATATGTATAGTAAAAAAAAGACGTTAGGACAATTTTATACCACGAATTATAATTATATATTTCAGAATTTTACTATTCCCAAAGATACAACGAATATTATTGAACCTTTCGCGGGAAAAGGTGATTTATTAAAGTTTATTCCTAATTATAATGATTTTACTATAGAATGTTATGATATAGATCCTAAGGAGGAATCTTCATTTGAAAATGAAAAAACAATAAAAATTGAACAAAGAGATACTTTTAAGAACCCTCCGGTGTATAATCAAAAATTTATCATGACAAATCCGCCATTTTTAGCTTTAAATAAAACGTTTGATAAAGATATTTTTCAAAAATATAAAAAAGATGATCTATATAAATGTTTTATTGAACAAATAATAAGAGATCCATGTATTGGTGGAATAATTATTTTACCTTTAAATTTCTGGTGCTCGATTCGAAAACATGATATTTTATTACGAAAACAATTTTTACAATTATATAAAATTGATCAACTTAATATTTTTGAAGAAAAAGTTTTTCAGGATACTAAATATACCATTTGTTCCTTTCAATTTACATCCTACAAAAAAATAATGAAACATACTTATTCACAACAAGACAATAATAAAAATAGTAAGGAAATGAAAAATAATAAGGAAATGAAAAATAGTAAGGAAATGAAAAATAGTAATAAAAAGAATAATGAAAAGACTATTAAAAATAATGAAGAAAATAAACATGAAAATCAAATAAAATCATCTTATCCAATTCATATTACTATATATCCACAAAAAATAGAATTATCATGTGTTCTTCAACAAAAAAATAACTACATGGTAGGAGGAGAAATATATCAACTTCCACAAGATAAAAATACGCACGTGGACCGTTTAACACATCAAAATCTGAATGAAGATCGTGAATTTCATACGCAAATTTTACTTAAATGTATTGACGACAATGATCATAGTAAAATTGATTTAAAATATATATCTTTACCAATTGACCAGCAAAAATATAATTGCGCAGATTATACGAAATATATAGATTATACACCCAACTTAACAAATCGTTCCTATGCTATTATTGTTATTGATAAAATACTCAGTCATGATAAACAAAAGCAATTAGTATCTTCTTTTAATCAGTTTCTTCATGAACAACGAGAAAAGTATCATTCTTTATTTTTAACCAATTATCGAGAAACTACTGATATTGCGCGAAAACGAATCTCATTTACATTAGCCTTTCAAATTATTAATTATTTACTATCTAAATCTAATGACTGAAACATTTTTGAAAAATCATCCATATTTCCAACAAAAATATTATCTTTAACATACGCATATTTTTCTTTTTGCAATAAATATTGAAATTTATCCATATGACGATGACTTTCATCCCCATCTAAAATATTAATAAAATATAATTTATTGGTGGGTATTAATGAAATAATATTTTTTTCTTCTTTATTTTCATTGTATGGAACTAATTGATCATTAACAGATGAACCTATAGTCGGAACAGTATTATTTAATTTATTCAAATAATCCGCTTGTGTCTTGACAAAATGATATACTTCTCTTAATGTACGCGTTTGTGCGCCTCCTTTATCACAAATCATTTTGAAATTGTGATAAAAATGACATTGATCAATCTTCTGAAATCCATCAAAATCTTCTGTCCATTCAAAGCCATCTTCTTGTTTATTAGGATATTTAATTTTTTCTAAAGATAATGTATCCCAATTTAAACGTACATTTGTCTTGGCACATTTTTTATTTGTAATATTTTCGACCATTTTACGTTGAAATAATTCGCATTCATTTGATTTTCCCGTTTTATACCAACTTTGAGAACGACGCCAAAATTTAGTTTGATTTTGAGATTTTACAATTGGTAATGGAACTATTTTAAAAATAGTCATTTTACTATAAAATAAGAAGTAGAATATTTTTAAATTCATTGAACTAAAAAGAAGGATCTCTTTTTACTTTAAACGCATGAAAAAAATTTAAAAAATAATGAAAAATATTAGTTATAATAATCGTACTCTTCTTTTAATTCTATATCTAATTTAATATTTTCTTCTTCAATTTCCTTTTCCACTATAGAATTATATTCATCTACTTCTTTTTTCACAGTATCATAATTTGAAGATGAATCTTTAATGAAGTCATAAAAAGTATAATTAAAATTAATATGATCTTCATTTAAAAAAGGAAGTGCTTGACGATTTATAAGTTCTTTAAAGTCTTCTTTTAAAGATGAAATACGACGACTATATAAATATTCAAATTCATCATCTGCATCTTTGAATTGTGTACTATAATTGTTATATATATTTTGATAATTATTTATTATTTCTATTTTAGAACAAGTATCTTGATTATTATTTGTAGGTTCTATTTTTTCATTATTTTTTTGAATTGTTTCTGCCCAACTCATGTTTAACAAAAACTATATTTCCTAATTAATAATTAATCTTTAAACCCTTTGAATGAAAATTAAAAAGATAATATAGGAAAATAGAATGAAAATAAATAGATAAAATAAATAAAAAATAAATAGATAAAATAAATAAAAAATAAATAGATAAAATAAATAAAAAATAAATAGATAAAATAAATAGATAAAATAAATAGATAAAATAAAATATTTATTATTTTATTTTCTAAATAAAAAGATTAATCTTTAAAAAAACAGTCAGGATAATATTGATAAGGTAATATATACTGCTTTGAGCTCGAATTATACATCATCCGAATAAATCGTTGTACTGTTTGATTATTTTCTTTAATATCGATATTAAAATAACGTAAAGAAATATCTTTGAGTTCATAAAATAAATACTCTAATAGTTCTTCATTTCTTTCCACCCACTCTCTTTTCGAGATCATTGTGAATTATATTTATATATTTTACTAAATCTTTAAGTTGTATCTGTTGAAAATACAAGTTTCCCCAAATAGACGTATTTTTATAATTTTTAATATACTATGAAAATATTTTTAAGATAACTTTTACACCCTTGAAAATTTATTTAATATCGGATACTTTTAAACTTAATTTGTTAGATTCTTTTCGACTATTGTAAATAAATTGTACTGCTTGATTCGCTGCTTCTTCATTTTTTAAAAATAATTTTAATTTTTCTAATAAATATTTTTTGGTAATCGTTTCTGAGGTTTTCATATTGGAACATTTTAATTTATTTTTTTCAAATATAATTTCTTTATCTAAGTAATCATTATTATTCATGTAGGAAACAATATTATTTTCAATCACATCATAGGATTGTTTTAATTTGGCAATTTCTTGTTTATATTCATTTTCTATTTTTTTGAGTTTCAAATATTCTTGAATATGGTTTTTTAAATCGTTTTTATCATGTATGGGCATGTTTATGATACTTATTACTATAAATTATTTTCTAAATAAATTAAATTTAACAAAAAAAATATAATTTTTTATATTTTTTTTAATAAATAAAAATGTAGCTGCAAATGAAAAATGCAGAGACAAAATAAAAATTTCAAAATAAATTAAAATATTATTCTATAGTATAATCAATGTGTTTTAGTGCACCTTCTTCAATAGGAGCATTTATTGTTGGTATCATTGGATCTTACTTACTTTATAATTATGGAAATAAAAAATACGAAAAAGAAAATCAAATCTATAGTATTTTTTTACTATATGTTATTTTCATGCAGTTATTTGACTTTATTTTTTGGATAGATCAAAAGAATAAATGGAATTTAAATCATATTTTTACATATATTGCTCCTTTTTTTAATTTATCACAACCATTATTACTATATATATTAAAAATTATTTATAATAAACCTAAAATGAATGGTATTTGGGATTATTTAGTATTAATACTGAATGTAATATATGCTATTGTATTTTTAATAGGCTATTGTCAATTTATTAAGAATACCAAGCCTTTACTTATCTTAGAAAAAAATGGGCATTTAGAATGGAGTTGGCTTAAATACTCAAATATGTTATATTTTGTTGCATTTATTATCAATATTTTCTATACTTCAAAGATGAATTATTCCATATTATCTGCATTAGTAATCTTTTTAGCTTTATTTTTGAGTAGTAAATTAAATACAAAATTCGTAGGGGAAATATGGTGCTTTACTGCATCTATTGGATCATTAATATTACTAGGGCTCAGTTATCTTTTATAAAAATAAAAATATAAGATTAGTAAATAATTACTTAGAAAATTATAGAAAATATATTTCTATAAAAAATTTAAAAATAAATGTTAAAAATAAATTTTAAAAATAAATTTTAATAAAATAAATCTGCAGAAAGTTATATTTGTATTAAATAATTTCACACAAATCTACATGGGATAATAACATACGCCTACAACAATATTTATGAATATGCATTTCATCTAAAATTTTTCCTTCTAATGTTTTTTTTTCCAACTCATCAATATCTACAAATCTTTTTTTACTATCTTCGGGAATATTATCTTTCATATATTGGAGCTGTATTTGTTCTTGATATTTTTCCCATAAATGGGCAATTACTTGATTGCATGTAAAGCAACGTACTGGAATAATCATTTTTCTTCTTAATTTATATTGATAAATTTATTTTAAATAGAATGGAAAATAGAATTTAAGTAATTAGAAATACTTAGAAGTTTTGAGTTGTATAACTATTTAAAAATAATCAATTTTATAAATTTTTTTAATTAAAATTTCCAAAGCGTTTATTTACTTCTATTTTTTTATACCATATATTCATAAAATGAATAACAAGGATACACTTGATATTAGAAAAAAATTAAATATTCTTGCTTTAAACCATAACCGTCTTACTACCTTGTGTGCTCATTTACTCAATGAAGTAAATGGTTTAAAAAAAGAACTAGCTACTGCTCGTGAAGGAGGAAACTTATCATCTGGTAATAGTGATGATGTGAAAGTGATTCCTACTTCCAGTAGTAAATCTTCTAGCCATTCAACCAATTTTTCTGAATTGAAAGCAGATGAAATATTAAAACAATTGTCTATGAATAATGTTGATAATTAAATAATAAATTACCGTCATATTTATATTTTAATTATTTTTGTTATAATCTATTTTTGATATATTCTATTTTTGATATATTCTATTTTTATATTTTCTATAAAAATTTAATAGGTATGATTAATAATTTTCGTTAAACTTACTTTTGAAATATTTATATTTTTCTTTTTTAATTCTTGCTTCATTACTTTTAAATTATCTTGATAATCTTTTATATTTTCCCACATACTTTGTATTAAAAGTACTTCTTCTTCCTTGAATTTCTTCTTTGATTTTGCTACTTTTTCCTCATAATCATATTTTAATTCTTTTCCATTTTCCGTTTCAAAATATCCATATATTTTTAAATTACCATGATGTACTTGATCATGATGTTTTTGACAAAGTACCACCAAATTAGACAACTTATTTTTAAAAAAACTATGCTCTTGGAATTCATGCTGTTCAATAATATGATGTGTATCCATTTCTTGCTCACTTATTCCACAAATAGAGCAAACATTCATAATTAATTTAGAATTATAATTCGATTTTTTATTATGTTGAATTAATTGGTTGGATTGATTTTGTTCTATTAATAATTCATTACGTATTTTCTTTGCGTGTTGTATAAAATCAAGGTCATCAATAATAAAATTAGCAATTTCAATACCATACAAATTATCTCCACAACCATCTTTTAATTTTCGCCCATAGACTAATTTTCCATTTTCATAAGAAATACTCAAATGTTTACAGTGAATTGCTGGAGTTTCTTTGATTTCTTTTAATTCAGGTAATTTATGAAAATGTGTGGCTAAAATAAATTGCACCTGATTTTGACAAAACCGTAATATACTTGAACTAACAATCGATAATGCCGAAATTTCTTCCGTCCCTTTACAAATTTCATCTCCTAAAACAATCGAATTAGCATCACTATATTTTAAAATAGAACGCAATTCATCCATTTCGACTACAAAAGAAGACATTCCTTTAAAAATATTATCTTCCCCATTAATTCGCGTAAATATTTTTTTATAAGGATAATAGGTAAAAGAAGAAGAAGCTACGTAAAATCCAATTTGTGCCAGTAAAATATTACATCCAAGTGCTTTACTTAAACTACTTTTTCCTACACCATTGACTCCATATAGTAAAATACCCTTATGATCATGTGGATCTAAGCAAATATCATTACGTACATATTCATAATCTTCGTGAATAATTTCAATGATCGGATGACGAATTTCTTGCACTTGAACATAACTTTTTCCTTCATATTGATTATTTATTTGCGGCTGGGAATAATGATAATAAGAAGCACATTTTGCCCCACACTTAATAAAATCCAAATATTCCACAAAAAAACATAAGGCGCTTAATAAGGGTTCATAAGATGAAGAAAGATGATTTAAAAAATCCAGGTATTTTTCTTTGACCAATTTTTTCATTTCCTCTTGATATTGAATTAATAAATGACTATTTTCAAGTATTTGTGGCGAGACAATCTTGATATTGCTACTAGTGTATTTACGGAACTCATATTCATGGTTTTTTTTCAAATTTTTTATTAAAACGTCCGATCTTTTCTTCGTCGTATATAAGAAGTATCCATCACGATCATTATTTTCCATTTTTACAAAATCGCTGTCTTTTTCAATTAAATTGGAAAGTGCGTTTATTTCATGTTGGAAAGATTCATAAATTTTATCTATTTTATTCTGTAATTCATCAATTTCTTGATAATGTCCGTAATGGAAAAACGATTTCTGCATATTGAGCAAATTATATTTCCCAATTTCTTCTAAATTAAGCACGGATGAATAATTAGATAGATAATTCTGAAAAGAGGAAATCAGTTGTGTACTAAACTTATAATCTTCCAAGCACAATTCTTCAGAAACAAGAGTGATACATTCTTGAATATGCTCATAACTATAATGTAAATTTAAAAATTCATAGGGGTGTAGTGTATTTAAAACCATTTTACGATGTAATCGTTCAATATCAATGATCTCATTTAATCTTTTTTCCGTTGTTTGAATCATTTTTTTCTCTATAAATTCTTCAATCAGTGTATAGCGCTTTTGAAGTTGGAAGGAACAAGTAATGGGATTATGTAAGGCATATTTTAAAAATCGTTTGCCTAAAGGAGAAGATGTTTTATCAATAATCTTAAAAAGCGATGAAGTATGTTGATGCGACTGATATTGAGCATTGGAAACAGGAAATACATTAAGTTGATACATAGCATTATTATATAAAATGAGATGATCATCATATACCCAATGTGTGGGTTTTTTAATATGGTGGATTAAACGTTCATTATGTTCGAACGTAAATTCGAGCAAAAGTAAATAAGAAACTGTAGCATGTTGTTTATGTTCCAAATCGAGATACTCAATACAAGAAAGCATTTTTGTATCATGAAATATTTGCTTTAAATAACTATTCTGATAAGTAAGTTGTTTATATTTTTGATCAATTTTGAGTATTTGATGTATAATACGTTGTGGGTTATATAAACGTTGAATAATCTGATCTAACTTAACATGTTCTAGTTTTTCGTAAGAAATTATGATTTCTTTGGGATTGTTATTTTCTATGAAACGGTAGATTTCTTCGTAAAAAGCCTGTTTGTCATGAAAGCCTAATGCCATTTCATATACGTTATTTATTCCCGTAGAAAGATCGATCGAACATAACCCAAATGTAAATAATGGAATATGTGTTTTATAACAATTTTCTTCCTTTATGTATAATGAAACAATATTATTCACATCAAAGTGATTAATTTCTTCAATATAGGTACCGGGACTATATATTTGGGTAATTTCCCGTTTCGGGTTGGGGGGTTCCGTGGTTTGTTCAATTAAAACAATGGTGTAATTATTTTGGATTAGTAATTGGATAAATCGCTTTAGTGCATGGGTGGGAAATCCAGCCATTAAACAATTACTACGTGAATTTTCCAAGATAGCCTTATTTCGTCGCGTCAATTGGATATTTAATAATTCAGCAATATATTGGGCATTGCCGATTTTTTCGGAAGCATTATTGACTCCGTAAAATTCAAAAAAAGATCCGACTTGCATTAATACTAACGTATTGGATCCATATTTTTTTTCATATTGTATTTGATATTCTAAATAATCGTCAATTAACATAATGTATTATCAAATGAATGTTTTGATTCTATAATTAAATAGAGTACTATTTATTTAAGTGCATAAAAAAGAAATGATTAAAAAAAATGATATTATTTTACTTAAGTAAAGGTTTTCATTTTAAGAAAAGAATAGTTAATTATTTCTTTATTTGATTATGAATAATCATCAAAAACAAGAAAAAGAAAAAGTTACATTAAAACTAAAAAAGAATAATGACGAAAAAAGAGAAATTTGTTGTTCTTTGGATAGTGTGTTAGTGAAACATATTTTTTCTTTTTTAAATCCCGAATTATGTTCTTTGTATTTTGTTCAATATTGTGTAAGTAGTTTATATGAAAAACCAGAGGATCCCGATGATCCACAAGATACTTCAACAATATTACATATGGAAGTGGTCGAAAAAATTATAGAAGTACGAGAAGAATTAACTTATGAAACTGTATATTTAAATAAGAAGCATAATCAAGATAAATTATTTCATTCTATGTTAGTATGGAATGAACAGATGACATGTGATCAGTGGAATTTTTGGAAAGAAAAAAAGATGATCTCTTTTGAAAAAAGTGGGTACGTGTTAATGAAATATGAACTCATTTATTCAAATGAATCTATGCATGATCCGAAGCCCTTAGTTCATGAAACATATACCCAAAAAGATGTACTTATACAACCCATGAAATTGATTTTACATAAAATGAATGCTTTGCTTCCACGTAGTTCTTTTTTCCGCCTTAAAATTATAGAAAATCATTATGATCATTATTTTAAATATTTTATTCATATATATGAAATGAATGATGAAAAAATTATTTTTTTGTCGGAAATCTTTCAGAAAAAGGAAGAAGAATTAAAACAATCCTTAACTTATGTTGATAAATATAATTTACGAAACGAAATTAATGAAAAAATAAAGGAATCGAATGATAACACACGTTGTGAATCATCACCACTTTCTTATGTACATAGTTGCTTACAAAATCGAACGATGAGTATTCATTTTTTACGCTCTTGGATCGAAAATATAGAAAACGAATCCTTTTGTATGTCAAAGGAATTTCTATATGAATTGGAACTATACGAACAAATAGTATAAAGGAATCGATTTTCTTATAGATTTTATTATAAATTTTATTACTTATTGTTATATTTTATAGAATAATAATTGAGAAATGTTATACAATCTTAAAAATTTATTATCATTTTCTTTTTATTTATTTTCTAATAAATAAAAAGAAAATGATAATAAATTTTTTTGAACTTTGACAGTGTATACAATCATTTAATTATACATAATTTAGACGCTTTATTCTTTTTTTTAATAAAAAATAATTTAAATAGTCGCATCTATTCATTATATTATAGAGCATAGAGTATTTTTGAATATTTCCTGAAACATGGAATACAATTCATTTACTGAAAAACAACAACAAGCATGGAACGCAATTATGGAAGGGACCAACGTATTTATTACAGGACCCGGTGGATCCGGAAAATCCCATTTGATTAACGCCTTTGTGCATTACTTTAAAACATCTTTGGAAACTGAAGATGAAAAAATTTATGTCACCAGTAGTACGGGTCTATCTTCCTTATTGATCAATGGCACCACAATCAATCAATATGGAGGAATAGGTATATTTGATAAAGAAAATGATTATTATGTAAAACGTATTCGACGCAATAAAGTGACTAAGAAGCGATGGCTAACAACGAAGATCCTAGTAATTGACGAAATATCAATGGTCAGCGCGGATTTTTTTGAAAAATTCGATTTATTAGCGCAAAAAGTGCGTAAAAATAGTAGTCCCTTCGGAGGAATACAAGTGATCTGTAGCGGGGATTTTTTACAATTACCTCCGGTGGGTAGTTCATCTGAATTTTGCTTTGAATCATTCAGCTGGGACATTACGATTCAGAAAACATTTTACTTTCATGAAATATTACGGCAAAAAGACAATGGTTTTCAGGCAATATTGAATAAAATTCGTCTAGGTAGAGTGGATGAAGAAGTCAGGAAGACCATGGACACTTGTTATCAACGGGTATTGGAAAGTAAAGAAGGAATCATTCCGACCCTTCTTTTTTCCAAAAAAGGAATGGTCAAAGAAACAAACGAAGAACATTTAGAAAAATTGATTCAAGAAGGCAAAGAAACCCATACTTATGAGTCGTCCTATGTTTTCAGTAAAAAGATTCAAGAAGAAGCGAAAGAAGGGTATATGGAGTTAATTAACCATCAGTACAGTAATATTGAAGATAAAATTATAATGGCCAAAGAAGCCCAGGTCATGTTGAATGTAAATATGCCCGAAGAAGGCCTGGCGAATGGTAGTCGGGGAGTCATTATTGGATTCAGCTTTGATGAACATCGAAATCCTATTGTGCGCTTTTTGAATGGGAAAATCTTGGAAATTAAGCCTCATGATTATAAAATTGAAGAAAATAACGAAAGCGTGATCAAGCGCCAAATACCGCTGATTCATGCTTGGGCAATTACGATTCATAAAGCACAGGGAATGTCACTGGAATATATACAGACGGATATTGGTGCGTCGATCTTTGAATACGGACAAGCTTACGTAGTATTATCGCGTATTTGTAATATTGAGGGATTAAGTTTGTTGAATATTGATTACAGTAAGATTAAAGCCCATCCGAAAGTACTGGCTTATTATGAACAATTGTTGGCTAAATCTTGATGATTGTTATGTTATTTAGGTATGATTTGTTTTCTTTTTATTTCATAGTAAATTTTTTATAATTTTATTTTGATTATTCTACAATATTGTAGAATAATGAATATTTATTTTTTCCAATTTATTTTTATTATTATTTCATTTCATTTTTATTATTTTACTAAATTTTTATTGTATTTTTTATTTATTTATGAATTTATTTATTTATTTATTATTTTCTCAATATTTTCTACTATTTTACTTAATGTGTTTGATACCATTTGTATGGTCCGTCTCCATGTACTTCCACATCTTCTTTGTTAGGTTCTACATTGAGAGCACTGCGCATTCCATGTACATGCCAGAAGTAGCTACCATTGGAACCATAAATGGTAAATTGGTTATTTTCGACTTCGGAAACACTGTAATCTAAGGCACGTTTTTGAGAACCCACTGGAGTAATTTGAATGGTAAAATCAGAAGCTAATTCTTGAACATAGCTGGGTAAAGATATAGATACACTTTTTTCATCGGAAATAGTGGCTTTACCACGGTAATAGACACCATTTTCAGGACCTTCTAAGCAGCCATGAATTAAGTATTTGTTGGCATCTTGAGGATGATCAATGATGAATGTTTTGGCTGAATTATAAACAATTGATTTTGTTGTTATATCATAAGTTAAAACATTTCCTGTATCACCTGAAGAATTTGTATTAATTGGATCTACATAAAATCCGGAAGCGCCTGGATTCAGCCCAGTTCCACTTGCATTGAGTACAATCGCATTGCTTCCTGTCGGTCCAGATAATGTTCCAATCGCAATCGAATTTTCTCCTAAATTAGTACTACCGGCAAATGCTCCTAAAGCAATGGACCCAGTACCTTGTGAATCTCCTCCTGCATTAAACCCAATCGCAATACTGTCATTATTTTGACCTGTTTGTCCTGCGTTATGACCAATTGCGATAGCAAACTCTCCTTGATTTACACGTCCTGCATCATCGCCAAGAGCAATTGCTTTAAATCCTTGATTGCTATTACCAGCATTAAAGCCTAACGCAACTGCGCTTTCATTTTGACCTGTTTGACCCGCTAAATGTCCCAACGCAATAGCATTTGATCCTTGATTACTATTACCCGCTGATTGCCCAATGGCTATGGCATTCGCAGTTTGATTAATTTGACCGGCAGCTTGTCCTAAAGCGATTGCTGCTACTCCTTGGTTTCTATTACCCGCAACATGACCTAAAGATAATGCGCTTGCTGATTGACTTGTATTACCCGCGTTTTGACCAATAGCAACTGTATTTGAACCTTGATCAATACCACCCGCATTTTGACCAATGGCGATCGCATTTTGACCAGCTTGTCCTGTTTGACCAGCACGTTCCCCAATAGCAATATTAAAAGATCCTTGACCTGTATAACCTGCATTTCTACCGATGGCAATCGCACTAGCATCTTGTGTTTGGAACCCTGCTTTTTCTCCCACTGCAATCGCATTTGATCCTTGATTTGATCCACCTGCATCACTACCAATCGCAATACCATTACTTTTTTGACCTGTTGCTCCTGCAAATGTTCCGATAGCAATACCATAACTTGCTTGATTTGATTCACCTGCTTCACGA